GGTAAGATTAAGGATAGGATGGTTAAACTCACAGGGGAAGGTGCAGATGCCCAATATCTGACGTGGAATCAGGTCCCTGACACGGTTAAGTTTGAAGCTGAAACGCTTACTAACATGGCTTACGATATGTCGAATACTCCGAGAATATCTTTTGAAACATTGAAAGGGGTAGGCAAGGCTTCTGGAACCGCATTTCGCTTTATGTTCATGGGAGCGCACATGAGTGTTAGCAATCATGCGGAGGTTATCGGTGAGTTCCTTCAACGAAGGGTGAACTTTCTTGTTTCCGCTTTGGGGGCTATCAATCCTTCCGAATTCAGCAAGGCATCGCAGACGATTGATATTGAAACGGAAGTACAGCCATATATGATTGATGATTTGAACGACAAGGTCACTACTGCCGTTTCCGCTGTCAGTGGTGGCATTTGGTCAACACGTGAAGGTATTATGTTTGCCGGGAATGCTGATAGGGTAGAAGAGGAACTTGCAGAAATCAAAGAGGAGCAAACGGTAAAGAATAACAATGCAGCGTCTTCTAACCCCAAGGGATAATTCATTACTTTATGTTTTTGTAGTACTATTGAGCGGAGCTAATTTAGTTCCGCTTTTTTTATTGTTAAATTCTATATTATAGAATATTTTCCTTATAAAAATTTTATAATTCAAAATTAATTCATATTTTTGCATCAAACAAAAGAGATATGAGAATTGTATCACATAAGAAATTGAAAGAGTTCTACGAGACGAAAGGTTATGAAGATTCACGCATTGCCTTAGAACGTTGGTATGATATAGCGGAAAAAGCTGAATGGAAAAACCTATCAGACATTAAAGTGGATTTTCTTTCAGTTGATTATGTAGGTAACCAACACTATGTATTTAATATCAGAGGTAACAATTATCGTTTAGTGGTGGTTGTTAAGTTTACGATAGGCTATGTATTCATCCGATGGGTCGGTACTCATAAAGAATATGATAAAATAGATTGTTCAACCATTTAAGATATATAGTATGAATAGAGTTACAAAAGAACAATATGAATTTGCTTTGGCAAGAGTGGAAGAACTTTTGCCTTTGGTTGATGACAATACTCCTGCAAATGATAAGAATGCAGTAGAACTAACTGTTATGTCTGATATAGTCATCGCTTATGAAAAAGAGCATCACCCAATAGAGAAACCAACAGTTGCGGAATTAATAGAACTTTCTTTAGAGGAAAAAGGAATGACACAAAAACAACTCGCTGGCGAAATTGGAGTAAGCCCATCGCGAGTGAATGACTATTTATCTGGACGTTCTGAGCCAACTTTAAAAATAGCTCGTTTACTTTGTCGGGTGTTGAATATTCCTCCAGCTGCAATGCTTGGATTTTAAACAGAAAAATATAATACTAAGTATAAATTTCATTTTGATACTATGAGTGAAATAAAGATTGGTAATGATGATTTTATCCTTTATATAAGGAAGAATCAGAGGGCAGATGGGTTGATGTCTAAAACAAAGAATGATAGACTTGGTCGGATGATATGGGAATTTATTAGAGATAATAAATTCGGAAATAAAGTTTCAGAGGATAGTGTTTCTTGCATTTGGAATCCTATAGGATGCAATGATGATGGATTTGGACTTCCTAAAAATGCAACCCAATTTTATATTGATACTTCAAAACTGGAAGTTATTTATGATGAATTGTATCTAATGTCTCAAAGATAAGTTTATAAATTCAAAATGAAGCCGTGTTCCTTTATTGGTTCACGGCTTTACTATTATCCTTTTAGCCCAACAATATCTTGGAACATTTTAGATATATAGGGATATAACTTATTGAAAATGTAAATATCCGCCTTTTTGTCATCGCAATCATGCTTTAAAAGGAATCCTTCTATTTTTTGCAGAATATCACAAAGTGGAATTTGCTTTCTATATGTCCTTTCCTCTAAATTATCTTTTATGCGGTAATAAGAATCTACATAAATGTGACAACTGCAATCTCGTTTATAATCTATCCAAGTGCGTTCCTCCTCATCCAATAGTTCAGATATTATATCCAAATGTTCCTTCAATTTGAAATACATAGATAAATTTTCATTATACTCTCTTTCTATAATTGAATTTACATATTTTATTCCATACATAGGATTCAATAATTCGGAGAGGTTTATGTAATACAATGATTGGTAAAATGAATTATACTCATTTTTTAAATCATTATTTAGTTCGTATAATTTATGAAGCCAATTTCTAAATAAAATTTGATTGGTGGCGATCTGACATCCAAATTCAAAAAGTTTTTCTGATTCTTCCATTGTTATTCCTCCACTAATTTAAGCCGGGTCCCACACTTCGGGCAAGTAAGCCCTATTTCCTTCTCAAACAAATCACCGGTATTCACACCAAGAATCTCGGAAACCTTATAAAGCGTTTCAACTGTTGGATTCCCGTTCAGCATCTTAGAGAGATTACCTTGCGCCATTCCCATCTTCTCCGCAAGTTCGGTGATAGTAATCCCCTTTTCCTTGCATACTTCTTTCACTCGTAACATATACTATAATATTTTAATGCTCCTGCCACAAAGATATTTATTTATATATTATGTGCATATAAATAGCTTTTAAACATATATCACATTACATATTATTAACATTATACCTTACCTCAATTATATATTAAAAGCATATATTTGTGATGTGAAAATATAATATAATATATAAGATTATGAAGTCAATCAAAGAACAAGTAGATGCAGTTATCAAAGGTACAGGTAGTAAGCAAGTAAAGAGTATTTCTCTTATCAAATTAGGCTTAACCAGGTATGAGGTGAACCTTTTGTTAGGCTCTATGCCTAAAGTGTCTAAAACGGCAAAATTCAATGCTAATACCTTGACATTTGGTGTTGAAATTGAATGTTACAATGTAGTTAGAGATAGAATAATCAGAGAAGTTGAACAAAGAAACATTCACATTCAGTCACAGGGATACAATCATGCTGATACTAAAGAGTTTTATAAGATAGTTTCAGATTGTTCTATTCAAGGTAACGATGCGAATGAGATAGTAAGCCCTATTCTCAAAGGTAAACAAGGCGAGAATAGCCTTAAAGCAGTTTGTGATTCACTAAACGCTATTGATGCCAAGGTAAACAGGTCAACAGGGCTTCATGTTCACTTTGATGCAAGTAATATTTCTGATTCTCACTTTGTGAATATTTTCAGAAACTATGCTAAAATTGAAAGCTTGATTGATTCTTTCTTACCTCTTTCAAGACGTTCAAACAACAACCAATTTTGCAGAAGTTTTGCAAACAAGTCTTTTAATAATTGTGAAACGAAAGAAGATGTTATGCACAATTTAGGCAGTCGTTATTTCAAGGTAAATGCTGAAAGCTACTTACGTCACCAGACAATAGAGTTTCGCCAACACAGCGGTACGACAGACTACACAAAGATTCTGAACTGGATAAACTTCTTGAGAAAGCTCATTCAATTCTCTTTTGATTCAGATATTCAAGAGTGCAATTCTATTGGTGAAATACCATTCTTGACTGCGAAAGAAAAATCATACTTCATGGATAGAAAAAATCAATTATCATAATGTGTGTAATCATTTATAAGCCTGCGGGGGTAGATATACCCTCACAGGCACTACTTTCTAAGGCTCAAAGAGCAAATCCTCATGGGTGTGGTTTATGTTCGCCTACAGCGATTTATAAGGGGCTTTCTTTTAATTCATTTATGAAAGTATTGAAGAAAGTGCCTAAAGAAGAACCTTTGCTTATTCATTTTAGGCTGGCTACTCATGGCAGTATAAAGCTATCTAACTGTCATCCGTTCTATGATTCTGAAACAGACACTCACTTCATGCACAATGGGATACTATATGGCATTCGACCATACCAGGATAAAACAGATTCAGAGTGCGCTTTTGAATGCTTTTTGCAGCTTACTATCAAAAAATACGGGCTACATTCTGACGAACTAGGCATGGAGGTGGATAATGTTATAGGATATTCTAAGTTTGCTTTTATGCAAGGCAAAGAAGTAAGATTGTTTGGTGATTTTATTTTTCGTGATAGTCTTTACTTCTCAAATTTGCGTTTTCTGTAATCAACTATTCTATGTGTTTTAGGCTCTACTACTTTGGTTTTAGAGCCTTTCTTGTTTATTATCAAACCTTTTCTCAATTGTTTGGTATCGTTCATCCTTATATTTCAAAAACAGCTACTTACTATCTACTTTTATACCACGAATTTTGATATAATAATTTAATTCATACGGTATGACAATTATAGAACAAATTTTAGCAGGACTTCAAACCAAATTTACTGGGGTGGATGCTGCTATTCTCACCCGAATTGCCACTAAAAAGGCAGAGGGCGTAACGGACGAGACAAAGGTAAACTCTATTGTTGAGGGTATCAACTTTTCGGACGTGCTTAATTCCTATGGTGATTTCCGTGCCGGGGATGCTTCAAAAACGGCAGTGACTAACTACGAGAAGAAGCATAACCTTAAAGACGGTAAGCCAGTCGAGACTACCACTACTACCACAACCACCAAAGCGGAAGACAAGCCGGATGATATGGCTACCATCATTGCCAATGCAGTGAGTGCAGCCGTTAAACCGCTTTCTGACAAGCTCGCTCAGTTTGAAACGGAAAAGTCGCAAGCAACCCGGCAGGAGCAGATTATGGCAAAGGCAAAGGAGTATGGTATTCCCGAAAACTACGCCAAGCGATGCGCCATCAAAGACGATGAGGACTTGGATACTTATTTCAAGGACTTGAAACAGGAGTTCGCAAATGACGGCTTCAAAGGCGTAACCCCTCCCGAATCAGCGGAAGCGAAGATTGAGAAAGAAGCTGAATCTATCGCCAAGATGATTGACGAGGGAACGAATGCTATTGTTGAACAAAACAAGAATTAATTATGTCAGCAGGATTTAAGTATGACTTGGTTCCGCCCGTTGAGCAAGAGGAACGCTACGATGTCCAGACCGGTATTCGCAGACGTGGGCCGTTCAAGCTCGACACGCAGAACCTTGTAGTGGGAAGTTTTCTTCCTGGATTTACACCGATTTGTGCGGACTTGAAAAACAAGTTCGCTTATGCGGTAATCAATGTGGAAGTAGTGGAAGCATACGCAACCGGTGATACTGCATTGTCCATTAAGGTAGCCAAGAACTCTTTGGCATACACGGGTATGTTCATCGGAAGCGGTACGAAAGGTGCGGAAGTAACGGCTATTGACAAGACCAACAAAGTGTATGATGTATTGACTATCAAGGCTGCTTTTGGTGAGGACATAGCCAGAGATGCGGTACTCTTTGAGGCGGTTGCGGTTGATGGCTTGAAGCAGAAGCACGTGGCAAATTCGGCTCTGTACAACCGTACAAAGGTTGAGGACGGAATCACACTGGTTTCATTGCTTCGTACAGCCGCAGAGATTGAACCTTCAAAATTGGTTATGCCGTTCTCCGAAAACGATAAAGCCAACATGAAGGGATGGTTTGAATTTAATGAGTAAGGAGGTAGGATATGTTTTTAACGATTCAAACATTATTCGATGACGCGAACATTGTTTCCGCTATCATCAGACGTGTGAACCAGACACGTAAGGACACAATCTATTGGCAGCAGTATCTTACTTTCCGCAGAGTGACTACTCGTGTGTTCAAGGATTATATCGGTTCTGTAACCGGAGTTATGGCCGGCTCTATCAATTCACGTTTTGGAGAGAAACCCATCCGTGAACGTCGGAACATCGGTTCCGGATATGGTGAGATTGCCTATTTGGGTGATGCTTATCAGATGTCTATTGACCGTCTTTCCGAATTGCAGGATTTGATTGACAAGTTCAATGCAGCTAAGCCAGCCGACCAAAAGGCTGCAATGGAAGAGATTGTAAACTTCCTGGCAGACGACTACCGTCAGATTACCCTTGCAGCCCACAAGCGTATGGATATTATTGTCGGTGCGCTGTTGATGCTTGGTGAAGCCACCGTTTACAACAAGGACGCTGCAATCACTTCCGGTCAGACCAATAATAAACTGCTGGAGATTACCCTTCCGTTCAATTTTATCAAGCCGAAAAGTGGAGATGTGGTTGTGGACGGAAAGAATATGTTTATCTCTTATTTGAGAGAGAAACTTCATTCCTTGGCACCGGACTATGGCGTTTATGCCAAGATGGTTATGACTCGTGCATCTTTCAACAAGCTTATTCTTGGTTCATCTGAATTTGGTGAGCAGTACAAGATGATTCTCGGCAGCAACGAAATGAAGTTGAGTACGGGATTGGTTTCCTCTTCTTTGGCTTCCGAAGTGTTCACCGGCATCGGTCTGCCTCGCATCGAAATCAAGGAGGACTACGTGAAAGACCAGACGGGAAAGAATGTGCAGATTTACGCGGATAATCGTATTACTCTGTTACCTTCTGACAACATTGGTTATATGCGCCATCATACCCCGTATGAAGCGACAGACCCAGTACAAGGACGTACTTATATCCCGTCAGAGGGGCAGATGCTTATCTCCAACTACCGTGATAAGAACGGTCGCTACATGGAATATACGGCAGAGTGGATTCCGCAGATTTCCAATCCAGATTTGATTACCAATTTCGATTTGAGCGAAATTGCATCCATCCAATCAGCATAAGGAGGTAGGATATGAAAGTAAAGGTTATATCTGTTTTCCGCGACAAGTTCACCGGAAAGTATTATACTCCCGGTGAAGTGATTGAAGTCGGTGAGGAAGCCCGTGTGCTGGATATGGAAAGCCGCAGACTCGCTGAACGGCTTGAAGTGAAAGCCCCTGAAGAAAAGAAGGAGGTGAAAATCTCCCTCTTTGAAAAGGAGTTTGAGAAGAAGGCTTTGATTGATGCTTTGAAGTCTATCGGTGCGCAAGCTTCCGGCAATATGAAAGAGGAAACTCTTTTGGCTAAGGTTGCAGAACTGGATGAAGAATCAACAGCCAAACTGAAAGAAGCATTAGGGATTGAGGCATGACAGTAAATGACTACATACAGCAAAGGTTTCAGACCTTCGACGTTAACTTGTCGGAAGCTGACCTTTTCGATATGTGTCTGAACGCGAATATAAGCGGAGAGGATGAGATGAACAAGGATTGTCAAACGCGGGTGTCGGTGGCAATTGCGAAGTTCATCCCCTCTCTATTACTCCGTGCCACTTCAATCAGTGAAGGCGGTTTTTCTATGTCTTGGAACATTCAAGGCATTAAGGATTACTATTCATTTCTGTGTAAGCAGTACGGCTTGAAAGACGAACTGAGTAACAAACCTAAAGTGACTTTCTTATGATATTCGCTCCCCACATATTGCAAGTAAAGGTAATCACGCCGATGGATAAGGACGAGTTCGGCAGACCTATACCCGGTACTGGTGGTGAAAGCTGGCAGGATGTTTGCAAATGCCGTTGTGATGATGTAAGTGCGGAAAAGAAAATATCAATCAATGGCGTTTTGTATGATTTTCAGTACAAGGTAGTCTTTGATAAGCCATCAAAGGTTGAAGTTGGTGCAGAAGTTCGTTGCCTGAACCCTGATGGAAGTATAAGAGGCGAAGGCGTTGCCAAAAGCCCTTTGGAAACAAACTATTTTCCCTACAGAGTGATATGGTTGGAGTAGATTTTGATTTCTCAGATGTAGAAGATTTCTTCAATGAAGGAGAATGGGAGGTCGAAAAGAAGATGATTGATGTGGGAGATGAAGCCGTGAAGTACGCAGAGGAACACGGCGATTATCAAGACCATACGCTCACTTTGAGAACGTCCAATGATTACGATGTTGATGAAAGCGGTTTAACTCTGAAAAACGAAGCGGCATACGCTTCATTTGTTGAATCTAAGGGATTTGATGTTTTAAGCGGTGCCGCTTTGTATGCGGAGAAACTATTAAAAGAAGAGTTTGAATGATAGTAACTACCGACATAGCGAATATTCTTTACCATGACTGTAATGCTTTCGGGATAGACATCGTTCCACAAGGCGAAACTCTGACGGGGGAATTGAAGTCCGAAAGGATTGTCATCCACGCAAAGAAGCAACGACCGGGAACTTATTGGAAGAAGTCTTTTGTGGAAGTAAATCTTTGCGTTCCAGATTTAAGCGAGAATGAAGCGAACACCATTCGTTTGAATGAACTCGAAAGAGAAGCCATGAAACGGTTTGACGATGTAGTAAGCACCTATGATGGCACAACCTATCGTTACTCCATTGATTCTATCGGTACAGAAGCGGACACAGCTTTTAAGTGTCATTATGTGAATATAAGGATTTTATTTGAAGTATTAAATGTAATTTGAAAAATATGAAACCATTTATTGGAATTAAAAAGATTTGGTACGGTGCGGTTATTACTGCTGCCGTTACTCCTACAACTCTGAAAACATGGTTAGCAGCCGCTACAGAAGTAAAGAACTCTCATCAGGATACTTGGGGATATACAGAAGATGACCCAACAACGACTGATTATGTCAATGAGTTGACAGGAAAAGTCTACTATAAGGATGTTACAGCCAAGGGAGCAAAGACTATGGCGTTCACTATGGGCGAATATGCTTTTGAAGACAAGAAGGAATTACAGGGAGGTGAACTTGTAAAGGATGGACAGACTGTAGTAGGTTGGAAAGAACCGGAAGTCGCTGAAGTAATCAACAAGGCTGTTGTCGGTATGACTAAGACAGGTAATTATATCGTATTTACCAATGCTGCTGTAATCGGCAAGGGAAATTTTGTTGAGAAGAATATCGGGTTAGGGGTTTCAGCTGTTGCGATGGAAAATTCTACAGCCGGAGTTGCTGGTGAGTACTGGTTTGACGGAGAAAAGGTAGATGTGCCTGAGGCTTAACCTAGGTAAAGAGCAATATTTTTAAGATGGCGGTGGGTGATTGCTCACCGCTTTTTTAGTTTATGGAAAAGAACGCATCAAAAATAATAAATGCAGCCGTTTTAGGGAAAGACTTTGAAACGGTGTTTGTAAATGGCAATGTTTATGTGATTTATCCCCCTACGATTCATAAGATAGCAGGGGCAGGATATTATCTCTGTGACTTGAAAGAAGCTGTAACAGTCATGGATATGCTTCGTTCATTGAAAGACGTAGGAACGGCTTCTCGTGCGCTATCATGGCTTATTCAGGGTGATGAGAATCTCTATGAAGAATTGTCGTCCGGTACATTCGATGAAGTAGTAGAAGCTTTAGCAACGGGACTTTCGATGATTTCCGCTGAAAATTTTTACAAGCTGTTAGTTTTAGCCAAGAACGTTGCTCTACTGACAGCAAAGCAACGGTCGTAGGAAACGTCACGTTATTAGGTCAAATTGCTACGTTCATGGAGGTTTTACATCTAAGCTACGATGAAGTTGTATTAAAAATTCCATATCGCAATTTGATTATTATGCAAAAAGATAAATTGCATACGGTTTATGGAGATGTTCTTCAAGAAGTAAATGAAGAAGAGTTTTTTAAGTTAAAAGGCAAGGGTAATCCATTTTAATTTGTTATATTTGTATATGTGAAAATGTTGTATATTATGCTATTATGAAAATTAGAATCGGAGAAAGATTTGGAAAATTGACAGTTGTCTCAAAAGATGAAAATAAAGATAAGGGAGGCTGTATAAAATGGATATGTAAATGTGACTGTGGGAACATTGTTTCTGTGCGTTCTGGATATTTAAGGAATGGTACAACAAAAAGCTGTGGATGTATAAGACGTAAAGTAAAAGATATAAGTGGAGAGAAATTTGGAAGATTGACGGTCTTAGATTTTCACCATAAATATACTGGGCAAAATAGTCATGCTACTTACTGGCATTGCAAATGTGATTGCGGAAAAGAGGTTGTGGTGTCACAAGGGAATTTGCATAGTGGAAAGGTGAGAAGTTGTGGGTGTATGAATGTTGATAGAAGAAAAGAGGCTAATACCACTCATGGGAAAAGCAAAACAACTCGAATCTATACTATATGGGCTGGAATGAAAGATAGATGCTGTAATCCTAAAAATAATTCTTATCGTTATTATGGAGGGAAAGGAGTGCTTGTATGTCCTGAATGGTCTAATGATTTTCTTTTATTCTACAATTGGTCTATGGAAAATGGGTATAATGATAATATGAGCATTGATAGAATTGATTCAAGTAAAAATTATGAACCGTCAAATTGTAGGTGGATTACTTGCAATGAAAATTCAGCTCGGACATGTAGAACCATATTCATAACAGTTGATAATTTATGCCTATCAATAAATGATTGGGCTTCTCGTATAAAAGTTAGTGATACGACACTGACTTCGCGCTACAAAGAGTTTGGGAAAGAATGGTTAGAAGAATCTATCGGAAAGGTTTTAGAATCACACGATAATTCTATCCTATATAAAAATAAAAGATATGCAAGTTCTATTTAGTGGTCGGAAAGTAAAGGTAAGGAATTGGCTAATCGTAGGAAAAAGAAATAGATATGGCGAAATTATCAGAAACTTATTGTATATTTGTTTAACTTTTAAAATTTAAAGCTGAGTCAAAAGAAGAAAAAGTTTGAGAGACCTTGACAATCAACGTAGGAGGATATTTTCTACCTATCTGATGAACGGGGCACAACGAGCAAGGATGGAACGTGCTTACGATAATGTAGCTAATCGAATGACTGCATTTACACGTTCTAAAGGATTAATGGATGGTGGTAGTATGAAATATTACGACCGCAAAGTTTCAGCAAAAGTAAGACAAGGCTCAAAAGGACTTGTTGCTGGGTAAAGATAAAAAGCCGGAGAAATCCGGCTTTATTATTTAAAAATCAAGAACTTTAAGTACGACTGGAACTCCAGAAGGCTTATGTTTTTTAGCTAAATCAGTATATGCAGTCTGTGCTTCAGTTTCTGTATTAAAAAATGCTATATCGTATGGATTCCCGTTCCATGCGCCAAAACCAATTTCCTCCAATCCTGTTCTTGGGTTCTTTACTCTTGATAGCAAATAGATACCGTTTTTGCCATCTTCTACTTTTACAATGTAACCGTTCATAATATTGCCTCCTATTTTTATTGGGTTTATAATTTCTCCGCTAATTTCTTAATATCCTCCTTGCTATTGATTACGTGAGTACTGTCGCCTATGCGGATGGCTCCGACTACTTCGTCGGACGACTTCTCAAAGAGATCTGGAACTTGAACATCCAAAGCAGATGCAATTCGTTCTAATACTTCTACTGAAGGATTGCCATTTATGTGTTGGCTTAATCCAACTCTGGATATTCCCATCTTGTCTGCAAGCTCTTGTACTGTTGTTCCTTGCTCTTTTATAACTTCTTTTATTCGTAAAGCCATAGCTATTCTGATTTTTATTTTATGCAAATATACGTACTTTTAATTATGTAAAGTGATCGCTATTCTTAAACTAAGTTAATGTAAAGTGAAATATTTCTGTTTTATTTGTTTGTTTAAAGCGAACGGTTTACATTTGCATCATAATCATAAAATGATAGATATATGAAACGCTACAATTTATCCCAAATCATGAAAGACGCTCACAGCTTCTTTAGAAGTAATTCAAGAATGGGTAGAACCTTTGGCGAGTGTTTGAAACTCGCTTGGCGTTGGGCGAAAGATGCTATCAAGTTCAAAGAAGAAAGAGAAGCTAAGATAAAAGCTATGTTAGCCAATCAGAAGCCGGTAGAGCGTATTTCTTATAATGATAGTAAGATTACATGGTCTGACTGTTACAATTCAAATAGTAGAGGTTATATGGGTTCTCAATACTGCGGTGATTAAAGGTAGAAAGTATAAACACATAAAATATAAACGAATATGAAAACAGAAGAATTTTTATCCCAATTATTGGGCGTGACAGAAACAAAGGTTTCTAATCATAATATGAATCCTATTGGCTTTGTACACTATGATAAGCCGGATAAAATAGAAAAGCCTGTTCAGCAGCAAATAAACTCTCTTTTGGTTGAGCCCGCTACGGTTGCACTACTTGACGCTCTTAGAGAATGGTTCGAGTTTGAAGCTACTAATTACACTTGTGGCGGATTTGGCTGTCAGAATGACTATGTATTGAAAAGTAAGATTGAAGCTGTTAGGAAGTTATATCCTAAGAAGAAGTAGTTTTCGAGCTACCAAAAATAGATACACGATTATACATAAAGGCAGTCTTAGCACGACTTTAGGGGCTTCCTTTCTCACTCAATGAAAATAGTAAATTTTATATATTTCTGATAGTCAATTATTTAAGCGGTATTTGAATTTCAAGATTTCATTGTTTTGTAAATAGCGTTAGTTGCCTTTATATTTTTGCATCATAATTAAAATCAAAGAGACAATAATTAATTCAATGGAAAAATGAGTATGAAACAGGCTAAAATCAGACCGCCGCCTATGATTTTACAACAATTGATGAATTGTTGGTTATCCGGCAAAAGAAAATTCTTCCCTTACACGATTATAAAATAAGTTTGCAGAGTATTTACGAACCTTTTGCTAATTGTTCGGTCTAAGCACGACACTTTTTAGGCTAAATAGTTGGTTGGTGGTAAATTCGCAGACAGAAATAACCCAGCTATCCTCACGGCTGAAAATATAACCCCGCCATTGGTAAGAAGTGAGGAGCTTGCCTTTGGTGGGGTCTAATTTTTAAAACTGTGTAAAAGTATGAATAATATTCAGATTTTCCAAAATGAGCAGTTCGGAAAAGTAAGAATTGCGATGAACGAGAGTGATGAACCTTTGTTTTGCTTGGCAGATGTTGCAAAAGCACTTGGATATTCAAACCCAGCGAAAGCTGTTATAGACCATTGTAAGGGGGTTACTATTTTGGAAACCCCCACCCAAAGTGGTGTACAGCCTATAAAGTACGGCAAAGAAAGCGAAGTCTATCGTCTAACTATGAAATCTAAATTGCCTGATGCTGAAAAATTTCAAGATTGGGTATGCGATGAAGTCTTGCCATCAATTCGTAAGCATGGTGCATACATGACCAACGAAACACTTGAAAAGGCTCTCACTTCACCCGATTTTCTGATTCAGCTTGCAACCAATCTAAAAGAAGAAAAGCAAAAGCGTATTGAAGCAGAACAGAAGATTCAAAAAGATGCACCCAAAGTTCTTTTTGCCGATGCCGTTTCAACTTCTCAACGTTCTTGCCTTGTGGCTGAATTGGCGAAGATATTGCAACAAAACGGAGTGAATATCGGTCAAAACCGTTTGTTTACTTGGATGCGTGAACATGGTTATCTCTGCCAAAAGGGGCAGTATTATAACCAGCCAACACAGAAATCAATGGAATTGGGATTGTTTGAATTGAAACAGACCTCAATCACTAAACCAGACGGTTCTGTATTGGTAACTACTACCACAAAGGTAACAGGTAAAGGACAAATTTACTTTGTTGAAAAATTCTTGAATAAGGATGCTGCTTAAAAGTAATGCGCACCTCGTTAAATTGGGGTGCGCTATTAATTCTATTTGGATTTATTCCAATATTTTTCAAACAACTCAATTTCATTTCTGTTGAATATACCAACTGGTGATATTCCGCCAGGTATAGTACATTCAAATTCCCCATTATCCGTTATATCGACTACCTTTAATTGACGTTCATTTTTTAATTCTACAACCAAATCTTCTATTTTAATGTCGCTTTCAAATTTAGTGTTTTGAGAGATTTTCCCATCCTTTGCCTGAAAGTCTTTTCTTAAGAATAACTCCATCATATTCTTCATTTCACTCACATTGTTAGTCATTCCCCATACTTTGAAAAACAGAATAATTTGAAGAATACCGAATACGATAATGATGATTGATACAATGTTTAATGTTGTTTCCATGATAGTTTTTTTTAGTTAGTTCACAAAACTACCAAGAAATCCAATCACTCCAAACTATTTCACGACAATCTTTCAAATGTCGTGTATTTGTAATCTCAAAAATATCAAAATAGGCTATAGAGACTTACCTTCACAATTATTTTATCACAATAGCCCGATTGTTGCATATTTCACTGAAAATAATCATGTTAAAATTTGGCTATGTCGTAACTTTAACAAGAAAAATGGAATTTAAAGGAGATATTTCAGGATTGGATGAACTGCTTGGAAGAATAGATGATACGTATTATAATACACTCTCCCAAATAGGAAGAGAGGCGACTCGAAATGCGAAAGCTAACAGGGCTTATGAAAATAGGACTGGCAACTTGAATAATGCAAACGGGGGATGCGTAGTTCGTAATGGAATAATAGTGGATATGTGGGTAGAATCTGACGGTTCTCACCCCGAAGCAGTAAGAAATACAGAGAATCTTCTGATTTATTCCGAAAAATCAAAAGATGGGCTTTATTTGGCTAACGGTCAGCCTTATGCAAGCTATGTCGAAAGTAAAGGATTTGAAGTTATTATGACTAATGGCGTCTTGTATGCAGGTAGGCAAATAGAAAAGAAACTATAATATGGCAGGAATTATATCAAATGTAGATGGTGACGTTCAGAAGTTGCGCAAACTAAAGAACGAGATAGAGAATGTAAAAAAAGCCTTGAAGGGTATTAATATCACGGTGGATATTGATATAGCAAAAGGGTTGCAATCACAGCTTACTTCGCTATTATCCCAATATGATGCGTTGGTAGATAAAGTGGCGGTAGCAGAGGGGAAGATAATGCTTTCAACCAAGCGGATTAATGATGCTGCTGAAAAGATTATCAAAGCGCAGGAGAAAATTTCTAAATCCGTAGGTGTTCCTGCACAGACTGGGAATGTAAATGCACAGGCAAATACGGCTGAAACAGCCAGTATTCAGGCGCAAGCAAAGGCTTATGATGACCTAAAAGCGGAGATTGACGGTATTCTTGGGGCAAGGGATGCAAATGTCAAACGCATGGTGGATGAAATGAATACCATCCGTCTGATTAATGCCGAAATAAAGAAGATTACTAAATTGCAGGGGGATGCGTCTTTGCTATCTTCTGCTCAACAGAAAAGACTTGAACAGCTAAACAACTCGTTGCTGACACATAAAGCAGCATTATCTGATGTGAGGCAGACTTTGAACAATAATGTTAGGTTAGACAATGCATCTGCTACTTCCATGAATGGGATTTCGCAGTCTTTATCAAGGATGAGGGTTGCCTATCGTGAGTTGACAGAAGAAGAACGAAACTCGCCATTTGGTAAAGAACTACTCGCTTCCATAAACCAAGCGGACATTAAAATAAAAGAACTTGATGCCACTATTGGCAATCATCAACGCAATGTAGGCAATTATGGCAAGCAGTGGGATGGACTTAGTATGTCTATTCAGCAAGTTGGGCGTGAACTGCCTTCTTTGGCTTACGGTCCGAAAGTGTTTTTCTCTGCCATTTCAAACAATCTACCGATACTTGCTGATGAAATTAAACGGGCACGTATCGAATATGATTTGTTGAAAAAATCGGGGCAGTCTGCTACTCCGGTATGGAAACAGGTTGTCTCTTCTTTATTTTCATGGCAGACTTTATTAACGGTTGGTATTACACTGCTTACTCTTTATGGCGATAAGGTGGTGGATTGGGTTGCAGGGCTGTTTAAGGCTAAGGATGTTTTACAGGAAGTTGCCACATGGCAACAGAATCTTAGCAGAATTATGTCTGATGGGGTTAAAAATTCAGCGAAGGAACGTGTTGAGCTTGACACTCTGTATAAGGCGACGCAAAATCATACGAAGCCATTAAAGGAGAGGATTGCCGCAACTGATGAATTGAAAAAGAAATATCCTTCATATTTCAGCAATCTGACAAATGAGGCTATTCTTGCAGGGGATGCCGCTTCTGCATATAAGAATTTGACAGACAATATTCTGAAAGCATCTCAAGCGAGGGCAGCAATGAATATCATAGAAGAAAATTATAATAAAATATATCAGTTGCAAAAAGCCATAAACGCAGATACGAATTGGACTGGCAGGAATAGGGAAAAAACAAAAGGCGGCACTGCTACTACAACGGTAGTGGTTGGCACATCAATAACTGGATATACACAAAGCGGTGAAGTTCTTACTAATGACGCAGTTGAATTTAATCGTAGGACAGAAGCCTTAAAGAAAAACAAAGAGGCAGTTGAACTATTGAATAAGGCGAACGAGGAGTTGGTGAAATCAATAGATGTTACTGCGTTGACAGAGGATAGAACCAGTAGTTCTCCTAACAAACAAGATAACCAGTCCGAAAAACAACTCAAGCAACAAGAGCAACTCTCTGAGCAACTTCTATCTCTCCGCCGTAAGAGCCAACAGGACGAAATCAATTTGATGGAAGAAGGGACAGAGAAGAAACTTCGTCAGATTGACTTGGATTATCAGAAAGAATTTGATGCCATCAAGAAACAGCGCAAGGAATGGGAGAACGCTCAAGGTGGAAAGCTGACCGAAGAGCAGACTTTAGTCATTGACTTAAGAGAAGAGTTAGCAGGCAAGAAGAAAGGCAGTGATACAAGTAAAGTCCATGAAGAGGAAGTAAAGGAATATCAAAAGCTGTTGTCTTCATATCAGGATTATCTTGCCAAGCGAAAAAATGCGGAAGATAAGTTTAATGCCGACCGGAAGAAATTGAAAGATGGTGGAGCTTCTGATGTTCAAATAAATGAATTGGAGTATCAGCGTGAAGAAACTTTACAGTCTATAGATAATGAGTTCGCTATGCGTGAAGATTCCTTTAAGGCATGGGCAGACAATATAGCTGATCTTAGTTTGGAAAAACTGCGTGAATTGCTTGTTCAAGCAGAACAAGAATTACAACGATCTGAATTTCTCAACCCAAATAATCCCCAATTAGCAGGACAAAGAGCAAAAGTTACCTCGCTGAAGAATACTATCAGTGAGAAGGCTGCAAAAAACAATACATCGCCAGATAAACGTAGTAAAAAGGAGTGGCAGGACTTGTATAGCACACTTTCAAAAGTAGAGCGAGAGTTTGATGAAATAGGAAGAACAGTTGGCGGTACAGTCGGGGAAATCATATCTGCCGCTGGAACTATTACTACTTCAACCCTGCAAATGATTGATGGTATCACAACTCTGGCAAATAGTTCATCTGAAGCAATGGCAGGAACAGCGCAAGCTGCATCTAAATCCATCCAAGCGGTAGAGAAAGCATCTGTCATTCTCGCCATTGTCGGTGCTGCTTTACAAATAACAATGAAGATGTTTGATTTATTTGGTGGTGATGATACAACAGAGAAATATGAAAAGACAAAAGAAACTTATGAATCTTACATCAATATCTTAGACAAGGTTATTGACAAGCAACTTGAATTAGCAGAATCCTTATCTGGTGATAATGCAAATGCTGCCTACGAGAAGGCTATTGAACTTGTCAAGACACAGAGCGATGCTGCACGGGTATTGGGTAAACAGTATCTTAATTCCGGTTCTTCGTGGAAATCTCACTCAAAAGGATATAGCGAAGTGGATGATATGTCTTGGGAAGGATGGAATGATGCGGCAAAAGCATTAGGTATGTCTGTTGATCAGTTTAAGAGTAAAATGGGAGGACGTATGGAAGGTCTTTTTGATCTTACTGATGAACAGCTTGAAAAACTACAAGCAGAAGCGCATATATTCTGGGCTCAATTAGATTCTGATACTCAAAATTATGCCAATCAGATAGCGGAAGGCGTTGGAAAAGTAGCTGAAGTTATGGAACAGCGAATGACTGATACAACCCTCATAGACGTTGATACCCTTCGTTCCGATTTTCAGAACTTACTCACTGATATGGATGCTAATTCTGCCGATTTTGCAGACAACTTTGAGGAATATATGAGGAATGCTATCCTAAATTCTATGTTGAAAGAATCCTATATGGGTAGGTTAGAGGAATGGAGAAAGAAGTTTTATGCTGCCATGGACGATGGTGTGACTGAACAAGAGTATAACGATTTAAAAGAGGAAGGGCAACAGATTGCTGATGATATGAAAGCTGAGCGTGAAGCAATGGCTGATATGTTTGGTTGGAAATCTGAATCTTCTTCGCAGGAAGCAACTGCTAAAGGATTTCAAGCTATGTCTCAAGACACCGGCGAAGAACTTAACGGACGTTTTACTGCATTGCAAATATCTGGAGAAGAGATAAAGAATCAGAATACCATACAATCCCAATCTCTTAATCTGCTTACCGCCAAGGCTGATACAATTCTTTCCATAAATACAGAGACAAGAAATATAGCGGATGATACACGGGATTTGATAGCACAATCCTATCTTGAACTGGTACAGATTTCAGAGAATACAGGTAATTCAGCTAAATATCTGAAAGATATTAAAGCAGATATAGCAGAGGTTAAACGTAATACATCAAAATTATAAACTATGGCAGATTTACTTATAAATGGCAAAGACGCTTACATTACATGGGGTGTAAGGATGGGAGAGGGGGTTCTTGATGTACTTGGTGCACCGTCACCTATGAAGGAATTCATAGAGAATAAAAGTCGCTTGGAGCACGGAAAACGTTTGATAGTTACAAACCCAAAGTTGGATGAACGGGAGATAACGCTCTCGTTTACTATTGAGGGAATTTCTCAAACTGATTATCAAACAAAGAAAAAGGCCTTCTTTGAAGAATTATATAAAGGTAAAGTTGATGTTAATATTCCTGCTAACAGCAGTGAGATTTATCACTTGATATATTTAGGGAAAAGTGTCACCTATGCGCAAAGTTTCGATCGTACATTTGGAAAGATCTCAATGAAGTTTTGTGAGTACAATCCGGCAAAACGTGATGAATAGCAAACTTTCTTTCCCTTGTTTGTAATGGAAGCTCTAATTTTTAGGGCTTCTTTTTTTTATCTCCGAACTTTGGTGTCATGATACACATCAAAGACATATCCGGTAATATACGCTTCTCTACTCCGATAAATGAAGGCAGTAAGAGGAAGTTTCTGTTAATGAAGGAAGACTACATTACCTTGAAATTTTCCCTCGGTAGTCCTATATACTTCCAGTTGGGAGACTACATGGATAATGAACTGGGCATTTTTGAATTGACAGATCTGTATAAGCCGACTTACAATAAAACTACCGGTGCATACGATTATGAACTTCGTCTTGATGCTTATTACTGGAAATGGAAGAACAAGAAGTTTTTCTACACGCCGGAAACGACTGGACGTGAAGCTGGATGGAATCTGACAGCTACTCTTGAAACTCATTTAAAAGTCTTTCTGGATAACCTGAAAGCACTCGGATACAAGTTTAGAGAAGAAGAGTTTACATACGATATTGACGATACTGTAGAACAATCTTCCAAACTCGTATCTTATGATAATGTGAACCTTATCGACGCACTTACTCAGATGGCGGAGACATGGGAGTGCGAATGGTGGATAACAGAACACGTTATTCATTTTGGACGTTGCGAATATAGTTCCCCTGTTGATTTCAAAGCCGGTAATTTGATGGATACTGAAAACGTGAACGTCAATTACATGCAGAGGAATGATAGCCAAACAGCGTATGCTACACGTGTATACGCTTTCGGATCTACACGTAACATTCCTTCCAGTTATCGGAAAAACTTGATCTTTGATGTGAAGAAAGTTAATAGAAGAGAGGTCTCTGATACGGAAAGGACACTTGATATAAAGTATTTCCCAATAAGTTCCTATATTCCTGCTCCTGAAATTAAAACAAACCTTTCAGGAGATAAATCCCCGGATTTTACACAAAGGCCTGCAATACATTCCATCTATATCCCTTTTGCCGATAGATTAAATGCTGGAAATTATAAGATTATTCCAAATGACATAAGCGTTTGTGCTTATGCGGATTCGGCTACTTCAAGTTCTCTTCGCAAATTAACATCTACCTTGAGTCTTGCTTATTCGATAAACGGAAAAGATAAGTCTGTTCTTATACAGTCCGTTGAGGGGAAGTTTGTTGACCCCAAAAAACTATTAGCTGACTTTAAAGAGTCCTCGTTTATCCTTGAGGAGGATGCGGTTGATTGTGTGTTGGTACTTAAATCTGTAGCAGAGAATTTTAGTACCGGATCGAATAACTACTTTGTAAGCTCTTGTATTTCTACAATACAGAGTGAAGCTAAAGCTGCAAATGTTTCTATCACCTTTCTTGCCGGGATCAATAAAGGGAAAACGTTTAAAGCTGTATATAATCCTGATTTTCTTACTGGTGAGAATTCTAATGTTGTTCGCTTACCCGATGGTGTTGTTGCTTCTTTAGGTGATAGATATACAATCAATAACATCATAAAAGGCAAAGTTCCTGATAGCTATTTCAGTAAGGACGACAAGGAACTCACCCTGAACGGTGTTGTTCAGAAGCGCCTAATGTTTCCGGAGGGCATTCCCTACGTGGATGCTTACAGATACAGCCCTACTGGGGAACGAATCGACATCGGGGATGAACGTTATGATAATCCGGATAGTTTGGAAATGCCGAAAGAAGAAGCGGTAGAGGAGATTGTTATATTTGAGGATGAGTATCCAAAATATAACGGTTCTGTTACCAGTATTTCCTATGAGGAAAAGGACGAAATAGATGAAGAGACAAAGAATTCAACCGGTAATAAATATCGTATATACACCTTCAAGGATACTGAGATAAAGAATTTCAATCAAAAAGATTTTGTTATAGCTGAACTTCGTATAGCCTTTCAAACCGGATATCTTGCAGGGTTGGATTTTGCCTTGAACGTGAAAGAGAGCGACGGCACTGGTACTACATTTGAAATTGCCCGCAATGATGATTACGGTCGTTATCTTCCTGATGATGTTCTTTTCCCGCAAACAGTTCACATGGAAAACAACGTTGAAGTTCCGGCTGACACATACATACTTCATGGTTTTGATACAGCGTTCATTTCTGAACAGATGTTGCCTGATTCAGAACAATCACTTCTGGAAAAGGCTCAAGATTACGTAAAGAAGTCCATGATAGATCCATCCACCTATAATTGTGAGATGGATAATACATATATCTATAATAACGGTAATATTCGCGTATTCGAGGTAGGGGACAGGGTGAATCTTGTTAATAAAGCCTACTTCCCTGATGGTCGTCAATCCAGAATTATAGGTTTTGAATGGCCGCTTGATATTCCTTACGACCATCCAATTTATACAATCGGTGAAACTGCTGCATATTCGCGTATAGGTGAGATAGAAAGCAAGATTGATTCTCTTACTTACAAGGGGCAAACCTACTCAGGCCCCTCAGTGGGCGATGGCGGGACGAGCGTGTATGTTATTGGTGTGAATGACAAGACACCTCCTTCTGACAGAAACGTTTTTTCTTCCAAGAAATCATTAGACACATTTTTGCGTAAAGACATCCCGAATTCAGCATCCGAGCTTATCACCTTCATAAAAGGCTTGATTTCTCAAGGCTTGGTCACCGCAGGTGGCGGTATGCAGTTGGGCGAGAGTTTTGCCGGCGGTATAACCGGACATGGCGGTCTATTTACTTCATCCGGCCATGGCGAACTCAGATCGTTACGTGTCAATGAGTGGTTTGAAACTTCTGAATTCAGGTACAACTATGTGGACGTTACCACCGGTGAGAAGTGGTCTGCCCCGGGTGGCGGCATTATAGAGTCCGTTATAATGGATACCGATCCGGAAGGGAATGAATTGAATACCGGTGTCGTAACCTTGAAATTGGAAGCCGGGCAGATTGGCGCGGTCGCTTTCGATGACCTGGCAATGGGCATGTACCATTATGAATCAGGCAATGCTACGGAGGATTACGATGACGGAAAGGGTAACCGTAGGTTCGCCGGATTCACAACTGTGTTTTTCCGCATTACTGAAATCATAGGAACGGGACTCAACAGTAAATTCCGTTTTGAGCTTCGTAATGCTTCGGATAACTATCCTAATCCCGTATCGCCTACTGCAATGATGCATTTCGTATGCTTTGGTAACGTTAGCAATAAGTCCCGTCAGTCAAGCATGTACCAGACGCGTACTTATACGCGCTATCTAAAGAATGTTGATTGGTGGGAATATTCCTTCTCTAACATTGCAATGCAGTTCGGTGATCTTGCCAATCTCTCTGTTTTCGGTGCGGACATGACCGGGTATTCGGCTTATGTCGATAGCTTGTATTTTACCGGAAAGATAGAACAGTTGGGAAAGATCGTTGAAGATACTTTGGGTACGGGTGATTTACGTATGGAGATTGATTCAAGTGACGGATATTTTGTTATCGATAATAAGATAGATACGACACTCACAGCTAAAGTATTACGCTATTTCAAGAATGTTACAGGTGAAGCGACCAGATGGGAATGGACCAGGGAATCCGGGACAGACTTGGTAGACATAGCGAGTGATGCAATCTGGAATGAAAATCATTCCTCCGCCCGTGAGAGTGTACATATAACTGAAGACGACGTAAGGACCGATTCTGTGAAATTCATATGTGAAGCCACGGTAGGTGTTGCAAAGGTCAGAGAAGAAGTAACATTTTAAAAAGATAAATTATGGAAGCAAAAACATTAAAGAGAAAAATGACAGGGAATCGCATCAGAGTAATAACTAATTGCAGATTCGCTCCAAACAAAGAATTGTCCGAAACGAATCGCAATGTAGTGATAAAGAAACTAAGGTTTACTGACACTAAAGAGAGCTAAATGTTTGCACTTTCTACATTGGTATGCTACACATGTTTGGAGTTCTACTTGATCTTCCAAAAAATCACCATCATAGGAATAGCTTGGAAGATTAAATCGTGTATCCAAAAAGTCATGTTCGGCACACCCGCAATAAGGACATTTCATCTCTTTAAGTTTTGGCTCTAATTCTGTTCTGATTTCGGCCAATTCTAATTGAGTAAATTTCATAATAATAATATTTTAAATGTGACATACAAAAATAATAATAATCAGGGTGTATTTTTTATTTCAAATGATAAAGTTTTAAATGTGACAGTTTATAAATCTTTGGAGGAAGTTTACCCTTTGTTCTTTAATAATAAAATTATATGGCAGTAATTAACAGAGTTTATTCCCCATTACGCACCCAGCTCTCAATGGATGTAGCGGAAGGGATATTAACGCAGGAGTATGATGCTAACAACAAGATCTATACACCGGACAGACGCATACGTCCTACGGCGATACTTCCGGTATGTGGCATCACAGATACATCAGAAATAATTGAGAGCGGAATAGTAAACCGTTATATTACGGATGTGAAGTGGTATGAGAACGGAATTAAGGATGTAAATCTAATCTCTCCAACAAGTGTTCATTATAAAATAGATTATTCTTCTGAAACGAATAATCGGGGAAGAATAACGGTTTATAAGAATGTAAATTCGGATAGTCCCATAACATTGTTCTTTACGGCAAACTATGCCGATATCGTTAATGGGAAAGTACGCAGAAAAGTTTCATTCTTGGGAAGTGTAATATTATCTTCCAGCATATCCGCTTCTTCTCCGATTGTACTCAAAACGGAAACTCTAAGAGGAACACGATACAATCCTCTTTCCGAATTGAAGTACATGACTCTATCGGCAGACCTATATTCCGGAAACACCATCATTCCTGCCGCTTACTGGTGGTACAAGAAAGAAAACGGACAGAATAACCTAATTACTGATTATCTCGGACATAACCTTCGCGAATTACAAGTTCCTTCGTCCAGCTTGAAAATAGGTACACTGAACAATTACCTCTGCAAGGTGCAGGACTGCCGTCAGAATCTGACAGAGATACGAAACGGGTACTTGCAGGAAGAGATCGACAAGATATCCGGCTATCCGCGTAACTTGTTGGCTAAGCAATATTTCCTTGATCTGAACGATGAGATCAATCCCGGTGTAGTAACTGAAGGGGAAGATGCGGATGGGAAGTATATATGCATACCTAATCCACCTGTGTTGCGCACTTATGTAGGTGCAGATAAATTCGGTGATTTGTTCTCCGGGAAGATTTCTTTTAAGGAAAATACCGTATACGTTATACGGGCTAAAGGAAAATCTATAGGTGTTGAAGGGGCTACTTCAACAGGTTTTTTACTTACTATTGTATATACAGACGGTAAATATATAACTTATCCTGTAAGTGGGATAAATACTACAGCTGAAATCGTCAGAACGACTGGATCGGGAAAAACTGTCTCTCATATTTCATGTACATATGGGAGTAATTATCCGACATACATCTACGATATCCAGGTCACTGAGGAGTACAATTACAACCTGATTGAAGGGGATACGGAAGAGGTAACGATAGATGGGGGTACTTCACCTTCAAAGGTTGAATTAATATTGATTCCCCAAAAACTTAAAGTAGGGGGGAAATACACAATGAGCGTAGATGATATTGATAGTACGTCTGAGTCGGATAGGGTTATCTTGTATCAAACAGGTTCCATAAATAGCCCCATATCCAATAACATATTTTTATCCCGAACAAAAAAAGTTTCAACCCTGACAGTACTTGAAAACTATGATATGAATACCCCTACCTACCTCTACTTGTATGCCAATGATGCTGGAGGCTCAGCCGGCAACAAAGTAACCTACAAGAACGTCCAACTTCTTGAAGGCGAGTACGCATGGAATGTGCTTGGTGAGGATATAGAAGAGGTTATTATTGAAGCTGGTGAAAATTCAAATGCATATAAGACAATTAAGGTAAAAGAGAAGCTGACAGTGGGTGGTAAATACACTGCCAGCTTCGATGAGATCGTCAATATATCCGGTGAAGCTACAGAGTATGCTGTTACTGTGTCCCAAGAAGGCAAAATATTGGCAAGCGGGATTGTGACGAAAGATAATCATACACTTACATTGACAATTAATGATAAATATGATCCGAATACGGAAAATGTTATTATTCTTGTTTACGCAGGGAGAGGGAATAATACTGCCGGAAACACCGTTCAGTTCACAAACATCCGTCTGTTGCAAGGTGAGACAATCCTTCCGTCCATGCCGGCATATACCCCTCACTTCATCCCATCCGCACCGGATATTGAGGTAGAGTCTGAATCGATACAATTACCGGAGGGATACCGCCCGGACGTGCAAGGAAAGACGTTTGACCACGAATTCGCATTGACATCTGAAATGCCGGCATATAACGTCAAAGTTGTCACCCCTTATGGAGATGATTCCGGTGTGATTTCTATCCCCAATAACGTTAAGTTATTCCCTGCTTGGATACAGGTAGACGTTGCCGGTATTGGTACGCTCGACAATCCTGGGAAATACTTCTCTGCTGACTGGGGGAATGGCTTGAAGGGTATGAATGTGCTTTTGGATGCTGACGATATCGGTATGGGTATACAGGAGGTCGAGCCGGATGTGGTTGAAGGGCTTGAGTATGTGAAGTATGCGGCAAGTGGATGTTGGTTTTCTCCTGATAATAGGGACAAAGTTGAAGAGTTTGTCGTAGGTAGTAGGATTGTTTTAGTAATTCCACCCAATATACCTAATAGAAGTGCTTACATTAGTTTAAGGAAAAATGGAGTTGGCTTATTAATAATGTATAATCCTAATGGAAACGTTTCTCTGTTTATATATGGCTATAATGAAAGAATGTCAACCATTATAAAAGGGGTAGAAAATGTAATTCAGCGTTATGAGTTACGAATCGGTGCAACCTTGGAAGAATGTCAGCTTTTCTTAAACGGAAAACTTTATACCGGTACATTTGGTAATATCGAAAATGGTGGAGGGGATTCTTTTGACATTGATATGAATTCGCGTGTATCATTGATAGAATTTTATTCTTCGGATAATGCACTATTGCATAAATGGGACTTTGAAGGAAGTACTGACGATGAAAGGTTATCAGATAAAGCAGAAACAGAAAATAAAATCAATTTTAGTAAGAAAAGTGAAGGTTTTGAATTAATCCCCGTATAACAAAAATCAAAAATTATGGCAAGATATATATTTATAGACAGAAAAAAAGCCCTTGAAAAGGGTCTTATCACCTCGGAATCCGCTTGTCGTCAGAATGCAACGACAGTGGTGTTGATCGAGGATGAGCTTAAAAAGCTCGGTAACAACGTTGACAAAGTGATTGAAGAGCTTGGTGCGACTGTGATGGATACAAAGCAGGCATTAAGAGAACTACAGAAGAGAGAATGGAATTAAAGTTAAAGTATATAAATAACAAAAAGGAGATTTATTATGGGAACAGCAAGAGGTAGTGTAGTACTAAAGAGAATAAGAAATACAGGAATGTTATCCATGCAGTTATTTACCGAAGGAGGTCGTCCTTTAAAACAGACTGTGACAGGTAATATGGTCAATGATGATTGGACTCAAGAAGGTAATCATCCCAAAGTATATCCATTAGCCCAATATTCAAGGTATTCAGATTTTATATCAGAATTTGTCAGCGTTTCATGGTCTTATGACGGTGTACCTATTTCGGATTCCGATGAACGTTTTGACCTTACACAGACGGTATCATATGGAAGCATTCAGATTCCATGTCTTACCATTAAATCTAACTTGGCTCTTGATATGACAAGTTTTAAGTTAATATCCTGTACTGCTGTAGTGAATATTGATGGTATTAATGAGAATGTCTCTGCTACTATTGAAGTAAGCAGAGAATCCGGATCAGAAGCTACATATATGGGATATATCTCACTTAACCCTCCTGTATTCGATGCGTCTATTACTGAAATACAGGCGACTGCTAAGTTGGAAAAAGGAGGTGATAGTATTTCGAATTTTAGTGTAAACTGGTATTGGGTAGTGCCGAATGACACCGACGGTACTGTTGATGGACTTGAAGAGATTGAAAGTAAAACCAATCCTTTGACAATTAACAGTTCTGATGTTGACACCCGTGGCGTACTCGTCGCTAAATTTATTGTAAACGGGGCAGAGCAATACTCTGCATTTGTAGCAGTAGAAGACAGGTCAGATCCTTACGAAATGGAATTTTCGTATGATACTCAGTTTGAAGGAGTATTAGATGAGCAGAACGGAATAACTACTACGGTAAAGGTTGTACATAGGGATTCAAGAGTAGAAGCTACCCAATTCAAATGGTTTGCTTTTGCATTGATGAGTGGTTCTGATTATATTAATGGTACCGGAGGTGCTAAACTACAGAACAATTCCTTCAAGGCTACAAAAGACGATTTTAATAAAGCCAAGAATGATTTACTGAATCTTGAAATAGAAGCATCAGATACTCCTAATTAAATATGAGGTCAAGAGGTAGTGTTGTTTTAAAAAGGATTTCTAATACCCCGTCAGTATCAATCCTTCCGGGTGAACGGGTGTTCCATAAGCTTTCGGACGGGACTTATGAGCCGGCTACGATTACGCTTGAAGCTGTCGTACAGAATGTGGATAACCCCAAATATCAGTGGGGGCGCATTGTAGGAGGCAGCTTCCGGCCGTATTCCGTAGTATACAGCCATATGATTGCCTCTCCGGTGCATGCAGGGGTGGTGGCTGTAAAAGTCACGGGTGACAATGTACCTAACGCGATAATTGCGTCTGAGGTCCTTACTATAGTGGAAGATGGCGTGTCTCCCGTACAATACAAGATAGTGGTAAGCCAACTAAACCGTGTCGTTGATTCGATTTCTTGTGATGCATATGGAAATCCGAAGATATATTATCAGGCTACGGCATATCTGTATAAGATAACCGGAAACACTGAGGTTCTTTGCGAGGACTTTTATTGCGTAGTCGTTTACTATAAGAATGGTACGCAGAGTGATGCAAGCGTCAGTACCTCTCCATCTGGTAGCTATACTTTTGATGTATCCGGTGATTACGATTTGATTCATGTCGGATTTATTGATTCGCCATCCGGAAAGGTCATCATAGATACCAGTTTGGCAAAGGTATATGACGGTGCTCCGGCTGTGCAGTACAGTATTGATATATTGCAGAACGGAAAGCCTGTTAATACGATAGCCAGTGACGCGGAAGGATATCCTAAATTAGAGCCAACTGCTTTTGCAAGGCTTTATAAAAAGGTGGGCAATGATGAAAGGACTATATGTTCCGACTTCTATTGCAAGGTAGTGTCAATGAATACAGATGACAATGTAAGTAACGAAGAAGAAAGCGGTGTCCCCGTATCTGATTATGAATTTGAAGTAGCGGATAACTATTATGACAGTTTTGCCGTATCTTTTTTTGATAAAGCATCTAAAAAGACAGTTGCAGAGATTTCGATAAGCAGAACCTTTGACGGATCAACGGGTGAGAGCGGATATACATACCGGTCACGCGGTATGTTTACAACCGGTGAAACATATGTCTGGAACAGCGAATACCGCGATATCGTATTTTCGTGGTTCAACAATAAGCTATATGCATTCCGTGTCAAGAATAAAGGTGCTTCCGTGACAGTTCCCCCTACTTCTTCTAACGGAGATGATAATTGGGATGATGCCAGCGAATTGGAATTTGTCGCCACGGATCTGCTATTGGCACAAGATGCGGTTGTGAATGTGATTGGTACGTCCAAGATCTTCATAGGCGAGCTTGACAAGACGGAAGGTTGGGAAATAACCAAAGGCGCGATTAGGCATAGTGCTACAGGTCTCGAATTGACAAAAGACGGAAAGTTGCTTTCCCCGAAAGACGGCATAAAGATCGGCACTCAATCGGTGGAAGAAATGCTGGATGGGATACAGGTAGGAAGCCGGAATTATGCTCATGGTACATCCGGTGAATGGGGAAAAAGCGTAGCATTGCAGAATGCATTAAATCAGGTAATTGATCTTCATCCTTGTTATCTTGCAGATTTAAAAGTAGGCGATGCTGTATATGTGTCGTTTGATATAGAGTTTAAGAACATAACAAAAGGTCCCGGTGCTATTGTAACCATACAAGCCCCCGGTAATGTGACTGGCTGGGATGATGGTGGAATAACGATGGGTGACATTACACAGAGGTTATCGGCGGGAAATGGGGAAGCACATATCACTTTATTTAATACGGTTACCGCAGCGCATCTAAATAATACGATCTGGCCGATGAATGCACGATTTGACTATATGTCCGGTAGCGTACGTTTTAAGAACTTCAAATTTGGAATTGGAAACAAGTCAACAGACTGGTCACCGGCACCGGAAGACTTCGTAGAAACCGGGATTGACATATCCAATCGAAAAATCACCCTTAAAGCAGACACAACCGTATTTAAGAATAACGCAGGCGAGGATATCGCAGTATTTGAGAATGATAAGATTAAGGCGTCAATGATTGATGTTGATAATCTTGTAGCAAAGAAGGTAGAAACAGCAATCGATGGGAAAAGAATTGTGATTGATCCGTCTACAAACTCCTTAGTTGTGTATGATGCGAATGACAGGAAAGTTATTTCAATATCATATAGAGATATAAACGGCGCTGAAACATCGGTTCCTTCTATTAAATCTTATCAATATGTTAATGGTACACTACAAGCTGTTACTAGTTTGGAAGGCAGTCGACTTCAAGTTTTAAGCTATGCCAACAATAATATTGCTTTTGCGGCCACAATTAGTGCGTCTGGATTAATGATTTCAAATAATTCAAATAATTATAATTCATTATTATCATACGATGGATTAAGGCTATACAGAGATGGCAGTTTATATAAATCTTATACGTAATATAAAATTTCGCCCGAGCTTCACAGCCCGAGCAGATGCAAACGGTAATTGCTTGTAATAGCAATGACAAACGGTATAAAGTATTAATAATTAAATAAAATATAATATAATGGAGGAAAAAGTAATTCATCAAGCGACAGCGGGTGTATTCGCCCCAATAGCTGGAAGCTTCGTCATAGATAGTTTGCAAATGATGATACCGTGGCTTATAGCAATGTTCTGTGTGATCATTTGTGATTTGGTAACAGGGGTTAGAAAGAGTTTATTGTTACATGAGCATGTAAGATTCAGTCGGGCATGGCGGGCTACGATGGGCAAGATGGTGACTTACTTTTCCTTCGTGGTAATGGTTGTCATGATTCAGAAAGCGTCCTGTATGTCGGTCCGTATTGACACGTATGCCTGCCTGTTTATCTGTTTCATAGAGGGGTGTTCGATAATAAGTAATATCCTTAAGCCTAAAGGGTATAACTTCAATCTGGCTGCTGCTATTGGGGTGTTTGCAAAGAAGGTATTCAGTGTAGAGAGAGAAGAATTGAAAGACGTAATAACCAAAGAGGAGGAAAAGAAATGAAAGTACTAATTGACAATGGCCACGGTGAGAATACACCGGGCAAACGTTCACCGGATGGAAGATTGAGAGAGTGGTCTTATACAAGAGAGATTGCTGATATGGTAGTATCTGGATTGAGAAAGCTAGGAATTGATGCTGAACGGATAGTCAAGGAAGACACGGATGTTCCTTTGTCTGAACGGTGCAAACGAGCGAATGCCATTTATAAGGAAACAGGGAAGAAAGCTATCCTTGTCTCTATTCACTGTAACGCTTCCGGATCTGGTGCGGCATGGATGAATGCAAAAGGGTGGAGTGTGTTTGTGAGTAATAATGCGTCGGTCAATAGCAAACGTCTGGCTGATTGCCTTGCAAAAGCTGCCGGAGAGAAAGGAGTTAATACTCGTAAGCCTATGCCCGGACAACTGTATTGGCAGCAAAACCTTGCCATGTGCCGGGATACCAATTGTCCGGCCGTACTGACAGAGAACTTCTTCCAGGATAATAAAGAGGATGTAGAGTACCTTTTGTCTCGGGAGGGTAAAGATGCAGTTGCTCAGATACATATTGAAGGAATCGTTAAATACCTGGGATTATGAAAGCCTTGATTTATATAACCATGTTCCTGATGTCGGGAATATGGTTTTCTTCATGCAAGACTTCTCGCAATATTGAGATGCATAAACAGGTTGATTACTCCAGAGAGTTTCAATATCTCCGAAATGTTATTGAATCACTACGCCTAGATGTGAATAAGCAAACGAAGATTACATCAAAGAAATTAAGCGATCTGAAAATTGAGAATAAGACAGTAGATTTATCCCCTCCTGATTCGTTGGGTAAGCAGTATCCTATAAGAGAAAGTACGACTACGGCTTCAAAGAAAGAACAGGAGAATATGAAAAATAGATGAAACCATGCTGCTAACTATGCAGCTTTTTTCTAACCGACTTGATACGATTAGTAATAAGGTCGATGCTATGCTAGATCAGAAAGAGAAGTTAGTTGAACTATCGTGGTGGAATTTACACAAACTGGATGTATATGCAGCTGCATTTGGACTAATTATTATTGGATTTAAGATATATAAGGTAGGAAAAAAGTAGTATATTTGCCTAATATTTATATGGATATGGCAAAAAAAAATGTAGCAAATAATAACAAAAGCAATGTAGATATTGTTAAGGAAATAATGATATATATCGGTGCTATAGTCACAGTTTTTGGTATTGGATATAAAGCTGGATGTTTTTATATGGAAATAAAGTGTACAGAAAAATATATTCAAGAGATTGGACATTTACAAAGAGAGCGTGAGAATTTAAAATCGGAATTGGATTTATGCCGAAATAGTAATACATCTGTGACAAGAGAAGAGTTTGAAGAATTGAAAAGTAATATGAATAAATACAATAAACAATATGAAGTTAAAAATTGAATATAGCAAAATATTTGGAGGAGTGTCCATTGTCTTAATCATCAGCCTTTTTGCCTCCTTGATTGTACTTTTCGATTATTCAGATTCACTTAAAATTGAGCTTGCAAATAGAGATTCTTTAATTGAGAATTTAAATAAAAAAGATTCAATATTGCAAGAATCAATAAAGGTCGTGGATACTATAAGAAGTGGTAAATCAGAGGTTAATATTAGTGAATTGGTAAAATATGCCAATAGTCTAAGTGACGAAATTTTACAATTGCACAAAAAAATAAACTCACTAAATGATTCTGTTAGATATTACAAGATATACCATGATTTAAGTCAACGGTATTTTAATCATAAGTATGTTGTTACTTCAAATGCAAGCGGAGGGAGAAATTATTCTCTTGATCCAAATGCTGTTAAGAAGAATGTATTGGAAGAGTGTCAAGCGAAATATAATAAAAGTGAAAGGGAAAACATAAAATTAAAAAATCAAATAAGTGAATATCAGCAAGTTCTAAAATGGTATGGAATACAGTTAAATGCGAAAAATGAGAATGAAAGTATAGTATTTCCTAGTCCCTATTATGCCCCCAAAATAGATTCTGCATTTATCTTATTAGAAGTTTATAGAGATAAGTTGAAGTATAATAAAGAAAATAAATCATGGAAGGTGGGTAATAGAGTAACGTTTACCACGATAAAATCAAGTACAGTGAATACATCAAAGATTGATACTGTTGTTTATAGAAATCCGCAACCAGTATCAGAAAAACGCATAAAGTAGAACTTGAGTAAACCTACGAACTATTTATGTTTTAATAAACTTAGCAGTTTACTTATTCACAAACAAATTATTGCCCCGTCTCCCTGATTCGGGGCTTTTCTTTTGCCCACCAAGAAATAATCACTACCTTTACACCTGTAGAAGCTTACTTGTAGCGACAAGTGGCAGCCTCGGTTTTTCATAGTCGGGGCTTTTTTTTTAAAAAAAAAGTGCTGTGATATTTTGCAGCAAAAAAAATAATGCTTATATTTGCAATATCAAATAACAATAGAACCGGCGGCAACGGATAAGCGGCATAGAATCATGAAGGCATTTGAAATCAACAACGAAACTATCACTATCGAACAAGTAGGTTATGGACAGTACATATTGAGAGGTATAGACACTTCAGTGCATTGTACAGATTCTGAGATATGGGATTGGTGTGATGACGAAGAAAATGAAGAAAAACATCTGTCTGCCAAAGAATCAGCTTACAGATACTTATAAACTCTTTATAGAATGCAAGAATACACTTTACCAGAATGGGCGTTTTTAGACGCCCGTTCGCATTTAGGGAATCCCTTAGGAAACAGAACAGTGATAAATCATGTCCGTTCAGCTTCTATCATTGAGATAATTGATCGTGATAAGGACGGATTCATCCCGATAGAAGGTGTTATAATGTATAATTTCAAATACATTAGTTCTACTGGGACTGAAAGGTTATCCGCTATCCTGCACTATTGTGCCACATTAGATAAAAATACAGATATGGATACAATTAAGACTCAAATATTGAAAGAATGTGCTATGTGGTATTGCGATTATTGTGCATGGGAAGATAATAATATAATTAAAAGTTATTTTAATGGAGAATGAAAGAGAAAGAATCGGTAAGCGCATTGCTGAAATTCGTAAATCTAAAGGGTTGACACAACGGAAATTAGCGGAGCTTGCAGAAATAGGTTATGGGCATTTAGCCCGTATTGAAACAGGGAAATATTCAACGGGCATTGATTTACTTTGTAAAATTGCAGATGTTCTTGAATATAAAGTAGAATTTATAGAAAAATAAGATCATGGCACATAATTACAACTACGAATCAGTACAAGAGTTACTTTCTTGGGCAAAGAATATGCTTGAAAATAAGACATATCCTGAAGCCCCCTATCAACTTAATAAGTGTACAAAGATACTTGATTGTGAAGTCTATCTTAATAGTGCAATAGCTACTATCTCGTCTCATTGGGAGAATCCTACGTTCCATCCTACGATTGAACATCTGTGGGAGTTTAGAGAGAAGGTAGAAGGAAAGGTAGTCGAATAAGCTGCATCGTGGGTTACGGTTACTGACATCCGAATCTTATTCCTTTAGGGAAGGGGGATGTCAATCTTCAATATCTGCAATCAAGTCTTTAAAAATTTTTTGAGAGGAATGAATACCTTCTAGAAAAGTTGCTTCATTTTGCGAGTTTGTAAGGGTGTTGTCATCGACAAAGGTAACATAGACAAATCCTAGTGCTTTCGCTGTTTCCTTTTGAGTGTTCGGATCTACAAGACATTCAATTGTAGTCCTGATGAAACAAAGCCCGTCACTCACCTTCATCGCATGGTGAGCTGCCCCACCGTATTTTTGATAGCCTTTCTTTATGTTTTCATTAAGTTCAATCAATAAGGCTATTTTGTTCCTTGTGAGATATCGACATATCACCTCATTAAACCCTAGTTCGGTATTCTTGAGTACACGCTCTCTGTAACGTACAAAGAAATGGGTACTGTACGCATCAATTCTTCTAGTCCATACCATTGAATCAGATTCGGTATGCTTATATGGGGAGCACCCCCATTTCAAAACGAATCGTCTACTCTCCATATTTACAATAGAGAAATAATCAAATTCAGGATTTTCAACAGCTTGTCTATTTTCAACATAAAAAAATAGGATGTATGAATTGTGCCGAGCAGGATTTGTGTATTCAAACAGTTCCCAAGCCGGAAAACGAAGAGTTTTCCGGAATTTCTTCACAGCCTTTGGCATTAATTGCTGACGTTTATACTCTATTTTGTGAAGGTCAGCAGCCAATTCTTCATACATCTCGTAAAATCTCATCGTTGAAACAATCATAATGCAACAAGTTCGTAAATAGATACTTAATATAAATTGATGTTCTGATTCTTAATCATGCCGATTATGTAATCATATTTTTTAGCAAATATAATAAAAACATTAAAATTTATCTAATTATCAATTCTCGAAATAGCGTTTTCCAAAGGTATCATTAGGGAAGAAACATTAATTGAATTTTGAGTACTATTTAATAGGCAAAATTGATACCCGAATTCCGCGATGCAGCTTTTTCGACTGCCTTTCCATTATCCTTTCATCATCATTATATCCGCCCTCATTTCTATGTAGTCCTTATATTTATCTGGATCGTTTACATAATCAATAACTCTATTTATTGCTATTTCCGCCTGTTTTTGCTTGACTTTCGTGTAATACCTTATGATTCCTTTACTCTTGTCTGAATGTCCAAGGCAGTAATCTATCACACCGTCGGGAATTCCAAGTTCGGAAGCGAACTGAGCAAAAGTTTTGCGGGCTGAATAAAAACAAAGAGTTTGTTTAATTCCTAAATGCTCTTTTAACTCTCTCATGCAGAGGTTGATGTACTTCTGTAGGTTTGGGTAGGTGTAGGAATATCCTAAATCCAATACTCCTTTCTTACTTATATATTTTGTTATAATAGACTTCGCTTCCTCGTGTATCGGTATTGTAATATTTGATTTTCCGGTTTTTGCATGGATCGTCTTAGTTCTTTCAAAAGAGAGAACATTGCCTGATAGGTTTACTGATAGTAAGTCCTTCAAGTTAATACCACACAAATAAAAAGAGAGTAGTAGCATGTCTTTGCCTAATTGCATGCGCTTTCCTTCTACTACTGTATTTCGTATTTTCTGGAATTCTTCTATTGTTAGATCACATTCTTTAGGTTCGGCTGTTGGTATTTTAGTGTATGCAAATGGGTGCACATCCGTTTTCAGAACACCTGATTTGATTAGTTCGTTGATTCGGGCTTTCAAATGGGTAAGCCTTAATCCTATGTTACCATTAGCGTATCCTTTTTTTGTCATCCATTTCTTGAAGTGTTCAATTAACAAAGTATTGATTGCCTGAATGGGTATATCTCCTTCGGCGTTTGTAAACACCCGTACAGTCTCCTCATTCATCTTAGCATAACTTTCCCTGCCTTCCTCTCTGATCTCATTAATTCGCTTTCGCCAAAATTCCAGAAATGAAATGTGAGAAGGTTTTTCTTTAGAAGTGATAATTTGTTTGATCTGTAAAGCAGTGAGCCACTCTTTGTCTTCTATTGAATTATATTTTTCTTTATATTGTGAGAATACAAACTCTATCCGTTTGTTCATTATACTTGCATCTTTGCGATAAACGACTTTTCCGTTTTCGAATTCTGCAATATCATCTAACAGAAATTCTGTTTTGATGTAAGTACGATCTTTCTTTTGGGAGATGCAGACTAAGATTGGGAGCCTGCCATCATGTTCCTTAATGGAACTCAAAACTGTTAATCTGATTGTTGCCATAAGCTGAATAATCAAACACAA